TTTCTTTACGATAAAAAACCCGCCAGAAATATACATGTATTGTGTTTGTGACCAATCATTATAATTAAGAGACCAAGCTCTTCCATGTCCAGGTTTATCCCATAGGGACCAGTCCATAGGATTACGATAACCATTAATTAAATACTGTGGACAAGAACAAATATCCCAGTCTATTCCAAAAGTTTTAAAAGCTTCATACCAACCTGGGTCAAAGACATGGTAGTCATGCAGAAGAACTACGTTATCATATCTAGCATTCTGGACTATAATATTTTTCTTACGAGTAATCCACTTTGGTTTTTGATTTTCATCAAAGTCTATGATACGAATATCTTCTCCATCAATACCGCTTGAGTCTCCACCACCAACAAAGATGATTTCATAGTCAGGGATATTAAGATTACGAATAGACAGTATTATCTCTTGAAGTCTAGCCTTATCTTCATAGACAGTTATTATTCCAAAGGTAAAAGGTATTTCACTCAATCTTCCTCGCTCTCTAAGAATTCATCAAGATCTTCATATTCCCCATCTGGATCAACCCCAAACAGGCTACAAAGGAATTGCCAAGTTTCTTCAATTAAAGATAGACCCTCTAGTGTTGGGTCGGCAAGTTTATAGGAGACTGATTGTGCAAGTGGTATTCCAAGGTTGTTGTATGAAATAAAATCTTCAACTTCTGCATCGTCAATGAAGATGTTTTTTAAGAAATGCTCTCTGATAAACTCTTCAATGATGTCACACTTCTTTTTAATTTCCATAATAGCTCCCTTGTTTATTCTTAATTATACAGTAAAGGGGCAGATCATTTCTGACCTGCCCACAATACTATCGGTATTTCTTTCTTAGCTGAGGTCTTAGCCCTGCCTTTACCAATGCTTGATATTCAATTGAATAAACTTTTTCACTTGAATCCCCTGGCTTTCCTCCTAGAGACTTTCTCAAGTTACTAGAGGCTGCAGTAAAGGACCTTTCCAAACGATCAGCTTCGTCTGGACCTACCACTACTCACCCCAGGGGTTGTCTATGTCTGGCATGACTTCCGACTTTAATGTTGAGGAAGCATTGTCGCTTCCCCTAGAGATTATTGATGGACCAACGTCTGTTGCCTCAATTTCATAAGCGTAACCATTTGTTCCATCTTTACGCTGAAATGATCGGCCCTTTAGCTTTCCATGAACAATGACCCTCTGCCCTTTCTTAAGTGACACAGAGCCTTCAGCAAGCTTCCTCCAACAAGTAACATCAATGTATGTAGTGTCAGAGTCCTTCCATTCACCGTTAGCATCCTTGATACGCTCGTTGCTTGCAATCCTAAGCTTAGCAAGCTTATGGCCCCCAGCATCCTTTGTTTCTGGATCTGCTACTAGATTTCCAATTACCGTAATCATACTCATTTTAAGAATCCATTTCCTCTAGTTTTTAATTTACTTGGTAGTGTGTCACCAGTATCAATGACTGGCTCTAGTGTAACCTTAACTCCGAAAGAAGTCAAGGCTTTTCTTATTTTTTCTAAATAAGCTACACAACGAATTCTTTCTGATTCGTTGTAATAGCCCCATTGTGACTCATAGAACCTGACTGCAATGAATCTGTTCCTTGGGTCAAGATCGTACTCAACTATGTCGATTACGAATTCATGTGGTGGTTTAATTGATCTTACTGCTTTTTGCATAGCCAATGTATAAATCATTTTGTCTCCATAGTTATAGATGACCAAACATTAAACCATTTGTTCTTGTCTTTATGATTGTTAAACTCTTTTGATATCTTACCTTTTTCAAAGTAAACCCCTCCCCAGACTCCCCACTCTTGCCTACTAATGGCACTTGCAAGGCACTGTCTTTGTACAGGACAACTTTGACATAAAGAATCTATTGCTTGTCTTAAATCAAGGTCCTCTTCATATTTATCAAAGAAGAAGTTTGTATCTAAGTTTAAACATTTTGCGTCTAGCTTCCAATCTTTTTTAGGCATCACATCACCGACTCAGGAAGATCCCAACCCTGATCGATGCATGGGTAAACTGTTTTCCTATACCACTGCATCGTTGACTTATCAAAGAATCCTACATGCAAGTACTCTGCATAGTCATCTTTTACAAGGTGAATTATATCCCACCCATCCCAAGATAAGCTAGAGTTTTTACTTACGATCTCTTCAGCATCATTCTGATTGGATACTATCATTGTTGAATACCTTTCCAGTTATGACATATACAAAATATATCACCAGTAGCTCTAAGGCAAACCATAAGATAAAGCCTATCTGATTGGTAGCAATTCCGTACCACAAGATAGTAACCATATGAATGACCCACGCTATTATTAACAGGACGAACTTTTTAATACTTGATTTTTGAAACATTGAAGAGTACACCATTATATATAAAAGTGCAACTGCTCCAAAGACTATAAGAGACCAGGTGTTAAGACTCATAAATTTCCTCTATTGTATGTATTACTTTCTTTATACCAGAGCTTTTAATAAGCTCGTTGCAGACACAACATGGTTTACTATTCCTGTCTATACCCTGCCGATTAACCCTTGCAACATAAAGAATGGCTCCTCTAGAATTGCTACCTGCTTCACGCAAGGCAACTTCCTCAGCATGTCTGGAGCAATGAACCTTGATAAGTTCTTCTGGAATGTTGTGAGGGTGATTCTTAAATCTATTAAATCCTGTACCAACAACACGACCAGACTTTACAATGATTGCTCCATGCTTTTTGTTTTCTTCAGATTTTTCAGCAAAGTATCTAGCCATGTTGAGAAATGAAACATCTTTGTTTGATAGCATTATGATCTAAAGATCCCTACTTCAATTCCAGCAAGCTCTGCTTCAGCGGTAATTCGTGAAGGCTTGTCATTTTTATTTGCAAAGTGGGCAAAATAAGAAACATAAGATATATTCTCAGATATGTAACTTGCTGGCAATTTTTTAAAAATAACTCTAAAGCCTTTTTGCTTTAGATAATTCTCTGCAGAGTTACAAAAAGCAGCAGTAAAACTATTAATCTTATGTGGTCCAGCAGACCATACCTCTATAACGTTTTCGTTATTAGGCTGTGAAAGTGCTACACCCATAGCTCTCATGAACACTTCGTAGTCTGTGAAACCTTTAGTTCCCTCAACTGCAATAATCATTTTTATACTTTCTCTAGTCCTGCAATAATTTCCATAATCTCAGACGGTAGCAAATCAGAGTTGAGTTCGTCAACTTTAGATCCACTATCAACGTCTATTGAGGAGTTCCTATATGGTGCTCTCATAAGACTATCTTTTTGTTTCCAATACGCCATCTTATTATATACATAGATGGGTATAATGTCAATAGATTCTTCTATCACCTGTTCAGTATTTTTGCATTTAAAAAGAAAAATACTAAAAAGTATAATCTGTGTGATAGCAATAGGAATCCATATTAAAAACATGGGGGTCATAATTAACCGTCTTTCATACTGTCAAGGATCATTAACAGTCTATTTAGGTCTCTTTGAGTCAAAGAATGTGCATCTATTGGCTTGGCATTCTCATTATTGATTTGCCCGTTTACAACTTCTGCTTCGTAAAAAATATTATCATGAACCCAATATGCTTTTCTTTCTAATATTGCGACACGAATAGTATTTTTTCTTCTTATTCTATCTAGTTGACTTTTTGGAGAGTTGTCATTGAAAATTGCTTCAAGGTCATGAATCATTGGTTCCATTCCAATGTTCTTGTTCTGGATGGACATAATTCTATTCGACTCTTGCTTTAGAGCCTTTAAGGATGGATTCAGTCGTGATTTGATCGTAAACAAAATCATGCTCAAATTTATTACGTTTATTGCTACTATGCTTAACCATGCTTTGTAGATTACTGTGCTGTCCTTCATCCATTACATCTCCTTTAGTTAGATATATAATATCTTTTTTTTACTCTTTTGTCAAGTATTTTTCAAAAGAGAATGGTGAATCTATCCAAACATGTTTTTTTGATTCTCTATTAGCTATGGCACGAGACCAGGAAAACCCTGCATCTCCACCCCAGGCATCCCACATAATGCGACCATTAGAAGGATTGCTTGTATTATAAAAATCTTTTCCCTTTTTATCAACTTCATGACGAGCAAAGAAAGAGTACATTCGTTTTACTGTTGATAGAGACATTGCCCTACCTGCAACAATATCTGAAGCTCTTCCCCAACCAATAGGGGTTCCAGCACCTGTAGCCTTGCCCTCTTCTTTCCATCTAAGGGCACGCCTTGCTGCTGCTTTCATTCCAGCAGTTGGGCTATAGGTTTCTTCTGCCATGCTCTTCATTCCTGAAAAGATTTAGTGAGATCGGGGCATTTCCTCTTGTATTAACTCTTTTTGCATGAGCTGGCATATTAGAGAAAATTGAAGAAAGATCTTCTGGAACTTCTATTTTTTCTGAGCTATCACTTTCGAGTACTGGAGAGTTGTCAACAATCTCTTCTGTATCCCATGCTGAAATAGCTTCTTTAATAAGATCAATGTTTTCTATTGACTTACCCATAGCTCTAAGGGTTCCTACCTTGTGACCGACTCTAGTGTCTGTTGGCTTGCCATCTCTGTATAGTCTGATTACTGCTGCTGGGGCTTCTGGAGTACCTGTAATTGTAAAGTCTGAGTTTGGAACATTATACTTACCATCTCTAATAATTCTTTCTACCTTACCAGTTGCCCTACCGCCACTTGAGTTCCAGGAAACCATTTGTCCTACACGAACAGAGTCTGCCTTACCCATGTCATCCATGTCGTGGTCCATGTCCATATTATCATTCATATTGTCATCCATGCTGTCATTCATATTATCATCCATTTCTGTATTTACTAGTCCATCTGGAATGGCTGCTAGTCTACACTTTGAGTTTTCTTGTATTTCAAAAGAAAGCAGTTTACATCCTAAAGTACCTTCTGCTTTATCATAATGAAAGGCACAGTTTCCACACTTGACGCCTATATTTGCAACTTCATTTTCATTAGGCAACTCATATCCAACCCACACACCTGAAGATGCCTTATCGAATGGGCCATACTCTTCAGCGATTCTAATCAAAGAGTTATAAAAAGCTTTCTCTTGTGGAACAAGAAGATTAAAAAGATCTTCAGGATTCATATGTTCAGCTTTATTTACCATTTCGTAATCAGTAAATCTTTTTTTCTTTTTTGGCTTTATTGCTTGAGGATATTTATTTGGAGTAACTTCATTTGTAATTACTGCCTTGTCAGATTCGGAAGCATACAAAGCTGCCATTTGGTCTTGTGCTGCTGACTGACTAGAATGACACCCTTCGATCTCAGTAGTTCCTTGTTTTACTACTGCATACCCAGCGCAACCACCATAGTTTTGCTTAATTTCCCAGGGCATTACTTGCTTACCTCAATGCATCCATCTTCACAAATGGTTACATTACCCTCCCAATTGTCCTTGACAAATCTTTCAAACTTTCTGCGCTCTAGCCCACGATTACTATTTATCTTAACGCAAACTGAGTTATTTTCTGGATGGGTGCCGCAAACTTCCATTCCTTCATAGTCTCTTAACTTATCAATGTTGAGAACCATATCTTCATTAGTTACTTTTGCAAAATTATTCTTAAAAATTTTATTAAACATGAGATTATTATACCACCAGAGCGTGGGGTTTTGATTCATTTACACTTAATGGGGAAACTTTAATAGCTTCTGAATGTATATGTAAGGATGATAGATTATCTACCCCCGAATAAGAACACCCGCTACCCAAGCCTCCCCTGACCTGATCAATAATTGCATTGACAGATCCCTTGTATGTAATCGTTGTAGAAACACCTTCTGTAACAGAAGACTTTCCTATAAAATCAATTTGAGCTTTATCAGAGGCCATTCCCCTAAAGTGCTTAACAGTTGTTCCATTTGACTCAAATACTTCTCCTGGTGATTCGTCTGTTCCAGCAAGCATTGATCCCAGCATGACTGCATCTGCTCCCAAAGCAAAAGCTTTTACCATGTCTCCACTGTTTCTAATTCCACCATCAGCAACAATTGAACACTGATATTCGTTTTGCAATGCTACTTCAGATATTGAATGAGCAGTAGGAACTCCATGACCACTTACTATCCTTGTTGTACATACGCTTCCACCACCTATTCCAACACGAATAGAGTCTGCTCCAACCTCTGCAAGTCTTTTAAATCCGTCGTAAGTAGCAACATTGCCTGCCATAATATGTGCATCTGGCAGGGCTAATGAAAGTTCTTTAACTGCATTAATTGCATTGTCACTGTGACCATTAGCGGTATCAACTAAAAATATTCTTACACCTATCTTGTATAAGCTGTCTGCCTGTGATAGAAAGCCATTGTTAGATGCAATGGCTACTCCAAAATTATATTTGTCTTCAATAAGGTCTTGAGACTTTGCTACTTGTTCTTCATAACTCATATACCTATGAAGTATTCCCAATCCACCCCTGTCAGACATAGCCTTACACATCTCTACATCGCAGACTGTATCCATTGGTGATGCAATTACTGGTGTATAAAGACTAATTTCTTTTGCCCCATAACCAATTGACATTGTTAATCTTACGTCGTGCCTTGACTTTACTGAGCTGTGTTGTGGCACCAAAAGGATGTCATCAAAACAAAGTGATTCTTTCATTATTCTCCTATAGTAATTTGAAGCCTCTTAGATATTCTTCTATCTCTTCTGTCATTTTAGGTTTAGCTTGTTCCTCTACCAGATCTCTATTTCTATCTGCTTTAAAGGAAGACCATGTGTGAATCTCTACATCTCCAATAGTTTCTCTTCTTGTCTTGCTGATTGCATTGTATACTGAACCACACATGGCATCAGCTAAGTCCTTAGACTTCTTTCTTGGGTGATCAACTCTATTGTTTGGCATGATTCTTAATTCTAATAACTCATCTAGTAAGATATCGATATGTGGCGCAGCAACTCTTTCTTCATAAAAAAGCATTGCCAAGTCTTCATAATGTTTTTTTGCAACAGATAAAGTTTCTGTATTTATGCTGACCTGTTTTAACTCTTGTTGAATATCAAATGATTGCCAGCGGTCAAAGGTGACCATACCTAAATTAAATCCATTTCTTTTAAGATTAATAATCCAGTTCTTTACCTCTGAAAGATCTACTGGACCTTCTCTTTTTGGTTCCCACCAAGCTATAGCATCCACCACAACGAATGGAACTACCTGTGTGTAGTCATTGAACGACTGGACTTCTACCCATCTTTCAACATGACTGATTGCAACCGCACACTTATCATGCTTCTGTGCAAGGTCTGCATGGACATAGTAAATGGTATCTGGATTGGGTTTAAAGTTTAAATCAAATCTTCTATTTTGATCTAAAGGATTACGAATAGACAATGATCTTTCTATCTTCTCTCTAGACTTAAAAAAAGAATCTGTACTGTTTCCTGGCATACATGCAAATCGCATTAGGGCATCAGACGGTTCCTTATAGAAGGCAATCTTAAAGTCTTCAATATTTCTTGTGGGATTTATTTCCCATGTGGGTCTCTTTAATGCAAACACCCGTGGGTATTTATAGGAAATTATATTATCTTCTTCCCACTCAATTTCAAAGGTATTTCCTGGAGAGTCCTCTGGTAAGTCTTCATTAAGAATAAACTTATGGCTTCTTATAATAGTTTCTTTTTCTGCAATAGCATCTTCATATGCATTGCTAATAAAGTCTCCCTTAAATCTAGGAAAGGAAAGAAGAACAACTTTTCCGTAGTCAGGGAATCGTGAATCAACTGAACCACGAAAAGCTTTGTAAATGTTGTCAGCGGTTTTTGCTTGATCATTTGATGCCGCCGCTGACTGCATAGCGAATCCTGAAATCTCGTCAAGGATAGCCATGAACAGGTTCAAACCTTCGTGAGACTCTCGTTCTGAATGTCCTGAGTAAACAGTGATAGATTTATCAAACTTAATTGAACCAACTTTTGTATCAAATTTTCCTGCAAACCAGGGAGAGTTTGCAATCTTCTTTACAAAGTTATCAAAGAATACATTCTTTGCTTGCTCAGCATTGATAGCAATGTTAATAAGGTCAATAGAGTCATCTGGTGGCTTGCCATAATACATGGCAGGATCTTTAAGAGATAGCAATTTATAAACTACATAGGCTACCCCCACAGTTGCTGTGTGATCTTTTCCGCTACCCTTACCTAGTTGCTGAATAATCTCAGTCTTAGTATACTTTTTATACTGCTCAGTTCCCTCTTCAAAGCCCATCATCTTTATCAAATCTTCTTTGCGATAGATCTGACTCATGCATTCAACAAGTGTGTACTGATACTCTGACAGTGGTGGTAGTCCAAGGAACTGTGGATTAGTAACAAAAGTTTTAACGTCTACTGGTTCTTCATCAAAGAGGTCATCATCTAACGCATCCATGAAGTCAGAAAAATCAATTGTCAAGGATAACTACCTCACTAGATTTTGATGCCTCTGATAGTCTTGACATAATTTCATTACGAATCTCTGGGTGGTTCTGTGCAACTTCTTTAAGAATGTTAATAAGAATCTCATGCTTACGTTCCATGGTGGCAAGCTCTTCTGCGATTTCTTTGTTATCAAGCAGTCCTGCTCTTTGCAGCATATCAATACGCTTTGCCTCAATGTCAGTGATTAGTTTAATTGCGGTGGTCTTAGCACCCAAGTTAGATGTTTGATCTGCAGAGTCAATAACTTCATACGCCTTACGAATAAGGCTTGAGTAATGCTGATCTGCTCCTGCCAAAGCTTCTCTTGCCCTAGCATGGATAGCCTCATTGCTACTAGCCATTTGTCGCCAGTCATTAAGCAATGCATTGACACGGGTTCTTGGAATATCTAATTCCATAGAAATCTGTGCGGTGTCAAGACCTTTTAAATATTCTGTTGCAACAGCGTTTACTTCATCAAGGTGTTTGATTAGGTCGTTTGACACGCTGGCCTCTCTTCTTTGGAATATGCTTTACGCGGTCAGGGTAAAAAGATCTAAAGGCACAGCTTATGCCTCTTTCTAATTCAATACAATCTACCCAAGAGATTCCATTCTTTGGGTTAGTGACATAGTTGAGAAACTTAAACTTAACTCCCCAAATACCCTTGACTTTAATCAAATCGCCTTTTGTTATTTCTTTGCCTTCACTTGTCACAAAAGAGTCTTCTCTGTTAAACGGATCGCTGATTTCAACTTTCTTCCGTCTTCCCATTGTCTCTCCTAAGCCTAGTATCTTTACTGTCCACTAATTTTAGCACGAGATAGCCTACCAAGTCAAGGATATCATTATCTCCTGCATAAGAAGAACCATTCTTTATTCTATTAAGCTTATCATCGATACGAACATCTATCTGATCACCTGGAGGAATCTTTGCAAAAATTTGTATTGGATTTAGGGCTGAGTTTCCATAGGCAATATTCTTTTTAAGTAGCAGGTTTGCAACTTCTACACACTGAAGAAGAAGCTCTGGCCCTGCTGGAGCCTGCTTACTTAACTCAATAAGCTCTCTCATCAAGCCTATCCATTTTTCATCTTCAATCATCTTCTACCTTTTCTTCCCATTTTTAATCCGAATTTATTTAGATAAAGATACACTGTCTGTACTGTGCATCCACA